TGATGGAATAGCCCCAGAAGGCACGAGCCGAGGGGTCCAAGTCACACCGTTGTCCGCCGACGTATACACGTTTGCGAAAATGTTTTGTGATGGAACGGTGGAGGTTTCAAGCATCACAAAGTTTCCGGAGCCATACGTAAGGTAGCCGTTTACCCCGGCGATATTTGTCGTGTTTGTAAGAACACCCCAATCCGTGGCTTTAACCCAGTTTATTCCATCGGTGGAAGTGTAGAAGGTTTGGGGGTACGTCGAGTTGGCCACAACCACAGCCATCCAGTGTGTGCCGCTGTACGCAAGAGCGCGAACGTTTGAGGTGCTAGAGGTTGAGATGGTTCTGACGGGTAAAAAAGACAGGCCGTCTACTGAATAATATAGTCCTGTGTTCGTCAAGGCATGGAAGACCCCAGCGTGTTTAACGACGCGGGTAACGTTCCCTGCAGTGTACTGAACCTCGTCAGAGGTTTTCCAAGTGATGCCATCCGTGGAGGTCTGCACGACACCACTTCCAACAGCCATGAATCTACCGCCAGTAAAGACAATGTAGTCCAGCGGGCCCCTGAAGGCTGTCGAAGTGCGGAACCAGTTGACGCCATCGGTAGACGTCAGAGATACGTTATCGCTGGCCGTGACGAACCTACCGCTGCCCCAAGCGACAGACAGGATATTAACGGCAACCCCTGATGGTGTTCGGTTTGTCCATGTTACGCCGTCAGGAGAGGTCGTGATAGCCCCGCTATTACCGACCGCGCAGAACAAGCTGCCGTTCCAGACAATATCGTGCAGGTTTGGGGTGACGCTGCTGGTCCGCGCCGTCCACGTAATGCCGTCAGGGGACGTGGCAATTCGACCGCCACTACCAACGATAACGAAAAGGCTGTTCGCATAAATGATACGACGCCAGCCAGTGTTCGCCAAGGTCGTGCGGAGTGTCCAAGTGATGCCATCCGTCGATGTGTAGCAGACCGTCGATCCGGCAGTGCCGTTTCCCGTTCCGCCCACCGCGACGAAGATGCCGTTGGCATAGATCACGTCGAAAAAGGAAGTCGTGTCGCTCTGACGAAGGGTCCATGTTGTCCCGTCCGCACTAGAGTAGATCGTGCCATTGCTGCCGCTTGAGTTTCCTGTCACGGCGACGTACACGCCAGCGCCGAAAGCAAAACCAGAAAACGGGATTGAGCCTAGCACAGTAGACGTCCAAATAAGCCCGTCGGTCGAGGTGAAGAGGCGTCCACTTGAGGGAGCACCTCCGGCAAAATAACGCCCGTTGATATACTGAACGGTATCAACAGCGTCGGAGTTACCCATCCAGTTAGCAGACCAACTCTGGCCTGTTGGGGACAAGAAGGCCGTCGCGTTGTTTCCGACAATCGCATACTGACCGACACCGTCGTAAGCAATCCTGCGGGGGTTTCGCCCTCCGGCGCGGGCTTGAGGTGCATACCTCCAAGCTCCATTGACCAGCGTAACCTTCCTCGTAGCACCCGCTAGGACTACCGAAGCGGTGTCGCCAAAGCCTACGACTTTTCCAGCAGCCACAGCGCCTGTGTTGAAATTGGTAAAGGACTGATCAACGTTCCGCGTCCAAGTGATGCCGTCAGCTGACGTAGAGTATTGACCATTTGACCCAAATGCGAAGAACAAAGAGCCGTTCCAGAGAACCTTCGTAATAGCCCCAAAAACGTTTGGGTTGGGAGACGTCCACGAAACACCATCAAGGGAGCGATGGATTATAGAGTTTCCTGCGCCCGCAAGATAGACACCATTTTCATAGATGATGTTACGGGCGCTATTGGCGTAGGCCGTAGTCCAAGTGATACCATCCGTCGATGTCTCAATGGCCGATCCAGCGACAAAGAACTTGCTACCGTCATAGATCACATCGTTATACGCACCGGCCCAGTTCAAGGTGCGACGGGTCCAGTTGATCCCATCGGGAGACGTAATAACCTCATTATTGCCCGCAGCGACGAACAACCCACCAGCATAAATAACACGGCTCAGGCTACCGCTCGTTGGTGTGATTAGGGTCCACGACACAAGGTCCGCCGAATAGGCGACACGGCCATTGTCTCCGACTATGACATACAGCCCTGCTCCGTAAGCAACAGAGTTCGCGTTGTTCGTATCTGCGGAAAGAATAGTGTCTGTCCAAGAGTAGCCGTCGACAGAGAACGCGGCAGCGGAGAAAGTGGCGACAGCGACAAAGCGTCCGTTTAGGTATACAACGGAGCGATACCCAGTAGTAAACGGGGAGATGACAAAACGCCAGTCCTCTCCATTCGTGCTCGTCATGATCGCGCCGCTATTTCCAACGACGACGTGCACCGAGCCATTGGTGGCGGTGTAGTAGGGGGCGAGGCTTGAGGGCGTTGTAAGAGTTGAAAACGCTATCGGGATGGTTGCTTGAGGGGCCGTTGGGACGGACCCAAAGTCCGGTATGTTGCCAAGAGACGCCGCAAGGGCGGGATAGGACGCCTTGCTGTAGTACTTCCCAGCCTCTAGCCATGTCCCGCTTGTGGGGGCAGAAGTTGCATAAACAACTTGTCCAATTTCTGGCGGAGAAATATCACTTGCAGAGGCAGTAATATAGACAACAGCAGTCCCACTCAGGCTGATAGCAGCACCAGAAGAGGAACTTTCTGTAGGGCTTCTGGAAAGTGTTGTGCCAGACGCAGTATATACGCCAGAGCCAATTTCCCAATTATTGCCATCTTCAATAACATAGCGGACAACTTCGCCATTAAGAAGGCCCGCGTCAGTAAAAGATTGGTAGCCAGTGACCGCAGACCCAAGCGTAATCGTACCTGTGCCAGTGGTGGCAGTAGTCATTTTAGCACGGTTTACCAGCTTAACCATCTTTTCGTCCTATTAAGCAACAGTGAAGGTGAAGATGCCGTTAGCGTTCCACACCACTTTGAAGTCAGTCGTATCGCCAGCCGATTGGCTACCACCAAAGTCGATGAAAGCAAGCGGGGGGTCGTTAGCATCGGTATCGTTGTAGATAATTGCGTAGGAAGCTGTGATAGGGCCACCAGAAGCCGTCCACACAACGTCATCAGCATCGAACTTAGCATCGTTGGTGGTAACAGTCGTAACAGCCACGTTAGCCAACGCTTGTCCACCAGCAGTGTACCCTGTACCAGTGGTAGCTTCTGTCTTGGTAACACTAGCAAGGGTCGTGTTAGCAGCGTTAAAGGTAGCTGCCGTGTAAAGGGCAACTTTATAAGTATCAGCAACAGCGTTGCTACCATCCGCAAACAATTTGGCGGTATGGTTGTAAAGAGAGATAGTTACAGCCACTGTGGCCTCCTGTTAAACGGTAGGTTCTGGCGCAACCTGTTGAGATTTACGCTCTTGAATTTTGTTTTCATATTTAGCGGGATCGAACTCGATCTCAGCAATGTTCATAAGGTCAGTGACAACCTCAGTCTGGTCTTGCACTTCAATACCTGCACCGTTGATGTTACGCAGGAAGGAAGCAATTTCACGGAGATCATGTGGTGCTACGTCTCCAGCAACAAGTTTAGGCATTGTCGCCCAATCAAGGCCGTTCAACTGCCACAAACGCTCAACCAATTGCTTGTTCAACACATCTACAATCGTGTTGATGTAGCTTTCGAGGCTTCTGAGGAAGAGGTCAGTCTTAGTCTTTGACAGAGCATAAGAACCGCTGCTACTACCAAGCATAAGAAACTCAGCCATAAGGCTACGAGCAATATCATGCTGGTAACGCTTAACAACAGGATCAATGTCGATGGAGCGAGAGCCATTAGCAGTAATCAACTCCACATCCATGAGACGCTGGTTAGTAGGTTTGCCATCAGCATCTACATACAGGTCCGAGGGAAGAAGGGCATAACCTTGTTCGTTGTTCTTGAGGTCACGCAGGATACGCTCAAATTGACCACGAAGTGCAGCCTGATCTGTGGTAGCATCTGCACTCAGATACTCCGCAGGCATACGGCCAACAGGCACCCCATGAAGTTCTCGCTCAATAGCAATAGCTTCATATCCCTGAATCTTGTTGAGGTAAGTGTAAGAAACATAAGCGTTGCGAAGAACGGAGCGACCAGAGGGATCATTGTTGAGGCTCGTTGTGCGATAATACAGGGATTTTTCGACAGGGATCATTGCAGGGCGTTTGCCCCAAGCAGCCTCTTGATACATACCAAGAATTTCACCAGTGTTCTGGTCAACTTCAAACTCTTCAACAGTCCACGGTGCGCGGATAGCAATCTTCTTTACACCGATACGACCATCTTCGTATTTAGAGTTTTTCTTAGGGGAACGAGTGTCACCACCACGGACCTTGTAGACAACTTCGAACCACGAAAAGCCATAGGTCAGGTACGACAGGGCTTCTGAGATGTGGTCGTCAAGACTGTGGTCCATGTCCTCAATGACAGATTTGAGGAAGTCTGCTTCTTTTTTGGCAGCTTCACTGTCATCAGCAGGGACAATATCAATCTTCACATCGCGGAGGGTCTGTTCCACAGCATACATGACAGAGCCGACAATCGCATTATTGTCTCGCATCTCACGATACTTCTGGATTGCCCTCTTACCTTTGAGTTCTTGAAGAAACTCGTCAGCACGAATGTCACCCGTGTAGGTGTTCTTACCATAGACACCAAGTTCAATCTTGGCTGCGGTTTCCGAGAGTTTCTTCATTTCACTACCTAATTCCGGCTGAGAAGACCTTTCGCATCAGCATAGGCCAAGTTGAGTTCAGGTTTAGCCACACCTTTAAGGGCAAGTTCAGTTACAGCCCAAACCATAGCATCAAGCCTGTCAGGTGAACCAATAGAACCTAGAGGCTCCCACTGGACCATCTGATCTTCGAGGGCATCTAGACCCTTGACATGCTTTACCCGACCCCGTTCATAGAGGGCCGAGACAGGTTCTGCACGAGCGAACTTACCACGAGATGCGTGTACGAGTTTGATGGGGATAGTCTCATCTACACTCTTGAATGTGTAGCGAACCATCTCGCCACCTTGGTTGCGTTCTGCCACAATACGATCAGCACCGTACTCATTGTACAGTTCGATTGCTTTAGCGGCCCAACCTTCGGGAGAATATCTATCTGTGGCATCTTGTAGGATATAGCAGACACCGTTGATGTCTTGCCCTGCCACAACAATACCAGTCATGTCACTTTCACTGTTAGCGGAGACAGCCGGATCGACTGATACCACAACACGAGCAAGTGTTTCTGCAAACTCTACGGGGTTATCAACTTCAACTTCACAAGTTGCTAGGAGTTGACGGTTCCACAAGGCACCAGAGGCTTCATCTAGGACTTCTGCGTAGAGTTCCTGACGACCAAGGCGGGTGCCTTCATATTGAGATTTAACTGCTTCAATATAGCTTGTGGCAAGGTTGGCAGAGTTATCGAATGTAGAACCATAGGTCACAACGGTCTTAGGGTTCTTGAGAATGTCTCTAACGAGTTTAGTAGGCTTTGGGGTTGTGGTAACACAGACTTGAGGGTGTTTACCTAGACGAAGACAGAAGGCTAACATATCCCATGTGTCTCTGTCTTTATTCCAAGCAGCAAGTTCGTCACACCAAGCAGCCTCAAACTGAGGCCCACGAAGACGTTCAGGCTCTTCTGCGCTAAAGAATTGGACGTAGGCACCATTCTCCCACGTCAGGAGACGTTTGGTTGGCGACCACAAAGGCTTACCCAGAGGCACACCTTTAACAGTCTTATCACCCTTCCAGCAACGAGCAAGGAAGCCTGACTCACCGTTAATCATAACCCGTTCAATGTCGGAGTTGGTAGCAGCAATGGCAGCAATACGCTTATGGCCTTGCATCACCTTACCACGAACCCACTCAACACCAGCACGGGTCTTACCGAAACCACGACCAGCATTGATGAACCAAGTGTTCCAGTCACCCTGTGGGGCAATCTGTTGTGGTCTAGCCCAGAAAGGCCAAGTGTAGAGGAGTTCTTCGGCTTTGGCTTGGGGAAGTTGTGACAACAAAGAAGTTAGGTCTTCGCCCATTGCTCTTAGGTCATCAGCATGGATTGGAAGACCGTTCTTACTCATTCTTCGGATACTACTTTTTTCTTACCAAGGAGTGCCATCAAATCATCAATAGCCCCAGTGTCTTCTTTGACTTCTTCGGGGTCAACTTCTTCAACCTTGATTGTCGGGTTCCAACCTGCCTTACTACGCAGGAAGAGTTCAGCAGCTTTAAGGTCGCCCCCAAGGGCTTTGTCGACCACAACATTACCTACTGCTTCTTGAATATCAGCCCTAGCTTCTGCAATGTCATTACGGTAAGTCTTGTACATACCGTTCATGGAAGAGGGTGCATGGTCATACTTCTGGATGTTGTCCAAGATGACCTTCATTGCTACACCAGCCCGAATGGCCTTACGAATGTAAGTAGCAATGTGGAGATTGTGTTTCAGCTTCTCAGCCATGTCTTGTCACCTTTCAGGCTGACAGAATAGAGTAGCAAACCACATCGGCACCCATTTCGTACTACAAATGATTCGGTGAGAGAATGTGATGGTTGTGGCTTGCTTGTGTATATATAGTTGTACAGTTGGCTTTTGTCAAGGGGTAAAGTGATAAAAATATCACTTTCTTTGCATTTTCCCCTCAGTTTCTAGAACATTTATGCTCGACTAGCGTCTGTGCGGAAGATTTCAGGCATTGTTGCATCCCACTCATGTAGAATCTTCCCAGATTGCAACCAACGATCCCTCACTTCTATAGCCTCTTGTTTGCTATAGGTACGGTAGATAGCCTGTTCAGGCCCTCTCCTAACGACAAACAATCTGTTCATCGAACCCACATAGATATGCTCTTCCTCAGTCTCATAGTACCGATTGACAGGATCATTGCTGTCTTTCATGTACACTTGGTTGTACGGAACAACAACAAGGTTATCAGCTTTGAGGTTGTAGATATCCTTGTCCTTGTAGACAACCCTGTCCTTGTCATCAACATAGTCATTCTTGACAAACATGACAGCTACTCTAGCTAACCAGAACTTAGTGATCTCTTTAGTCCCATCAACCCTATGAGAGAAGTCTCTCCCAATAAGTGTCTTCCCACTTCTCTTGGAAGTAAACTCACCAGTCTCAGGATCATAGTCTAGTAGTTCCTTGATCTGGTCTATTGTGTAGCCTTTGTAGTCCATATCTCTAAGCCCCCTTGTTTGGTTGTTACCCCTTACATAGGAACTCAGGTAGGATATGTCAATGTAGGATACTATGATAAGTAAGGTTATCTCTATCTACCTCCGATATTACCTTATCTAGTGATCCTTACACTCCTTATATGGGAGATTCTGTATCATCTATCTTGTAGGTATATATTCAAGGGTGGGGAGGATCTTTTAAGTATATGGGTGTACAGTTGGCTTTTGTCAAGGGGCAGAACTCAACTTTTTTTGTTTTTTCTGCAAAAATCTTACAACTATTTGTTTTTTCTCTGTATTTTGTTGGTCGATCAAATTTTTTCCTTTGGAAATGTAGGTGGTTACCCGGACCGAATCACCCGGCGCGGATAATACCAGGGGACCCTACCCGGTGTCAATGGAAAAGATTCCGCTTGACAAGGGGTTGACGGGGTGATTCGTGCAAATATTTCACTTTTAGATCAAACTGTTGCAAAAGAGAGACGATTCGGCAGCCTTTTCAGCATAATCAGTCACGTCTATAAATATACAGATAGGCGGCTTGGATATACGTTACGTTATACTATAACAGTTTGACCACAAACGAAAAGCCCCTGTTGATAAGGGGCAATCCTGATAGGTTTAAACTGTTAAGGAATAGGCGTTGCCTATCAGCCTTGCGCGATTAGATCGGCCTTGCGTTTGCTTGTGCCATGGGCAGGGAAGCCGACAATGGAGTCGCGTTGCTTCTGGCATAGGCCGCATGAGGCGCAGGATACGTCGTCACGTTGCGTTGCGGGGCATACAACAACCTTGCGGCCCTTTGGCGTCACTGTGTTCTGCGTTGCGTCATGGGGCAGGACAACAACAACCGGGGCAATGCCTAGATCAACAAGGGAGTCGGCATGGGCTAGGGTATTGCCTGATAGGTTAACAGTAAACCCGCCCTTGTTAGCGTCCCGTATCGCGTCCCGTTCCTCCTGTGATGCAAGGGGCTTGTGGGTATAGGTAAAGCCACGCTTGCCCTTGTTAGCCTTTACCAGAAGGGCCAATGCCTGAACGTCTAGGGTATCGCCTGCCCCTATCAAGTCACCCGCTTGATTGTGACGCCACAATTGCCCCTTAATGAGGCGCGAAACCTTATCAAGGAAAGCCCCATAAGAGTCACCGGATAGGCCGTTAGTCACCTTGCGCCAGTGAAGGGCCAAAGGGCCGCTTGCCGCATAGCAGCCGTTAGCGTTATTGAAAGGGCAGGCCGAAGGGCAAGACTCCGCGCTTGTGGTGGATACTGGAATCGGTCCAGTTTTGACGTTGCGCGACACTAGGGTCAAATGTGTTTGCATGATCTAGGACTCCTTTACCTGATAGTGACTCGCGATTTCTTCCCAGTTCACATTAGCTAGCGCCATTTCGAGTAGGTCGCTGGCAAGGCCAAAGTCAGAAATAGTCCCCGATATCACATCCTCGGCGACTTCCCTAACCCAATGCGAGTCAATGTTCATAGACGACTCCGAATCCGTCACCAACGAGTCGGCAAGCCATAGGTTTACAAGCCAAGTCTCTTTGTTAGTCCATCCGTTGTATTGCATGATCTAGGCTCCTTATATGGCGTTGACGTTTATCACAAGGCAAGGCTTTCCAGCTTGTGCCATATCGTCTCGCAGGCTTTCCGCTTTTGCCAGAGTGAACGGCCCAAAGGGCAAGACACGAATACCAGATTCGGTTTCGACGGCCAGTGCATAGGTGCAGATCATTTTAGAGTCCTTTACGTTCAGTGATTGTTGACAGGATAGCAGATTGCAGATCACGGGGCAGGGTATGGAAAGCAACCTTGACTCCCAGAATTTCAAGGGAAAAAACCTGAATTTCGGGAGGTATGTCGTCAAAATCGCCGTAAGAGGCGAGAAAATCAACGTCAATGTCGTCACTGGTATAGGTTGAGTAAACGGCGCAAGGCATGGCTCAATCTTCCCTTTTATAGCGTTTCAATTCTTGGACAGATACGACACTGGACTCGGGATAGTCCATCTGGACAGTGTCCCATGCATCTTCCCTGTCATATGCGGTCAATTCTACGCTGAATTCTTCCCCTAATTCATCAGCAAGAATAACGTGAAATTTCTTCATGGCTGGACTCCTATTCAGCAAAGATAACAAGGGCGGCAAGGCCCCAGATTGACAGGATCAAAATCGCAATTTCCATTATTTCGACTCCTCAATCAAGCGGGAAACAGTTGATTCGCTAAGATAGGCAAAGGGGAGTCCATTGACAGTTGCGCGCCATTGATAGTTGCGGACATGCTGAAAAAGGAAGATTCCGGCTTGATAAGTCAAGGAAGGGTCGAGTTTCATTTTATTCACCTTGTTTTGCGTTTCCGTTGTATTGTTTGTGACATAGGCGAATCCGATTCGCAATAGGGCAAAACAAGAAAAACGAAAAAATTTGCACTATATAAGATAGGGAAGGATTCTTGCAAAGGCGCTTGACAAGCTGGGCCGAATCGCCTAGATTGATTCTATTGAACAAGGGAAAGCCCTGCCGGGAACGCGCAAGCGTTTCGCAAAAATCACCCCGGCTGCGCGGTCGGAATCCACTGTAACAAAAAATGTTACTTGACTCGACGTGCGAATCGTGCGAGACTGGAGAGTCATGCCTTGACCAAGACCAGAACGAATCGGGAACGTCGTGCCGCAGTGCAGCATTGCAGGTGCAGCATGGAATCGACAAGGTTCGACCCCCCCACAGTGGAAATTAAGGGTGAACCCCCCACAGTGGAAATTGTTCAGGAACCCCCTACGGTGGAAATTTTGGGGCTGACCCCCACGGTGGAAATTTGTAGTTGACAACCACAAACGAATCGACTAAGCAGATCATAACGAAAACGGAGACAGACAATGACAAACGCACTGGAAGTGAAGACAAAGAAAACCTACGATAGCTGGGGCCACGAAGGTGTTTGTACCTACCAGCGCATGTCCGAGTGGTTCAACGGTGAAGGTCGCTACACAGAATACTGGGCAACAGTCTATTGCTCTGACACTTCGACGGGACATGGTTGGGGTGGTCAGATGAGCAAGACAGAATGGGAGAACCTGAAATGACAAACGACGAACAGATGTTGCAGATAGCACTAGAGGCTCTGGTAGAGGTTGCAGAGAAAGAACACCCGATCAGCATGATTGCTGTTGCAGCCCTTGCAAAGATCAAACTGGCAAAGTTGGAGAACCTGAAATGACTAACGACGAAGCCATTAAGAACGTCCGTGAAATGGGTCACATCTTTGCTGTTTTATTGACCACAATCACAGGCAAGAGCATCGACGATAAGAGTGATCTGATGAACGGTCTGGCAGCATATGAGGTACTGAAACTCAAAGGCGAGTTTGACTGGGTTGATGAAAGTGTTGACATCGTACTGCGAATCGTATATGACTTGGCTAAGGAACAGTTGGAGAAATGATGATGAACTACGATGACATGACCACAAGCGAAATCAAGAAGCTGCTGGTTGAAAAGATGCTTGAACTAAAGGGTGTCAACTACGCCTTTGGTTGGTTGAAGACATCTTACATCTTCCCAATGGGCGAAGAGATTGAGCGGTCTGTGGCAATCAAACAACTCAAAGAATTTGACAGCGAGGTGGTCTGACATGTATACCGAGAACATCATTCGTGACCTTCTGGACCTGATCCATGACGTTAAAGCTGCTGGTTGCCGTACCTATGACAACCACAAAGACGCTGATCGGTCACTCTCAAATGCAGAAAATGGCGACTTTCCCTCAGATGCGTATTACACTGTCTCTGAAGGTCTGGTAGATGCCTCGCAGGCTCTGGACAAAGCTAAGGATGACTTTGGCAACATTGAACAGATGCTGTTGAAGATCATCGAAGACATCAAGATGGAAGAACTCTCATATAAGGTGCAATCGAAATGAACAACGCAATCATCAATCTGACTTGTCTGTGGTTTGTGATCTTGTCTGTGGTTGTTATCGCAGCCCCCAAGACTGTAGGGACGTGGCAGGCACAAGTGGAAGAGGGCTTCTTTGAAGAAGCTGAACGGCTGGGGATTTGGGGTGAGTGATGTACACAAAAGAGGAACTGCTTGAGCATCTGGAAGAGTTGAAGATTGGCAAAGCTGAAATTGACAAAGCCAATTACTACAAAATGCACGACAATAATCACTACGACAAAGAAATTTATCGTGTAAAGAAGTTGATAGAGTTTATTGAACTTGGTGTGGAGTTTGAAGAGTCTATTTCAGGCTGTATCAAAATCTTACGGAAAGGTCGTAAGAGCCTTATCTATGCACTAATGACTGGAAATTGGAGAAATGAGGGTAAGAACAAATGGTATCGTAGTGGCGATGTCAAGAAGTTTGTAGAGAAGTTTGTGCTTGACGAATCAGTCTAGATCATGTATCTAGAATACAGAACGTAGCAAAAGGAGACTACAATGTCTGTTATCGAAACAATGTCCCCAACTGTGGTGAAAGATTTTATCAAAGGCCGTGGCACCCGTATCGCTACTGTGACCTTTCTCAAGGCTGATGGCTCTGAGCGCATTGCCAACGGTCTGTTCCGTCCTTCGTCGCATATCATTGGCTCTGACCGTGGCTTCAAGCAGTCGGAACACATGAAGGCCATTGGGTTGCAGCCCTTCTATGACCTACAGAAGAAAGCATGGATCAGCTTCTATCTGGACCGTGTTCTGACTGTCAAATAGTCAAAATCACCCTATAAGGGTCTGACCACAAAAGGAAAACACTATGAACACCGTCTCACCTTTTAGCCCTGAACATGAAGCCATTGACGACCAGTGGTCAGAGTTCTTCGAGAAGTATCAATCCCAGATGCCTATGAACGCCACCTCTCTGACCCTTGGTGCAATCATCCTGACCTTCTTGGAGATG